GTATAATTTGACATGTGCGAGCGCACAAAAAACCCCCTCAAGATCGGCCGGATCGAGCCGACACAAGGACGAATCCAAGCAAGGAGACGCTGATGCGATATCTGATCTACGCCGCCGCCCTCACCCTCGCTGCGTGCGTGACCACATCTGAGATAGTCCCGGCCGGCAAAGACAGTTACATGATCACCGGGGCCGCGCGCGGTACCCATTCCGGAGAAGCCATTGCCGCATTGAAAGCGGCGAATGCCTATTGCGACAAGCTCGGCAAGCACATGACGATTCGCAGCGAGGAGACCGGCTATAGCCTCGATTATCGGGCGATGAATCTGATCTTCAGTTGCCTGGATGCGAATGACCCGGAGTACAAACGGCCGGACCTGCGACGCGATCCGACTACGATCATTGAGGATCAGCGGCGCTAATAGGCTCATTTGCGGCCTTCCCGTCGCATCCCGTCGTCTCCTGTCTCAAAACCGGGGAGTTCAGTCTGGTTCCCGTTGGCGATTATCCGGCGGGCATATACCTTGTAGGCATGCGCTCTACGATTCGCCCAGTCCTGAAGAATTTCCCTCGCAAGACCCTGCATGGTTTTGCCGAAGGCTTCGGATTCAGCCTCAAGCGCAGCATGGATCGACTCCGAGAGCGCCAGGCTGAAATCTTTGATGGGTTTGGCCACCTAGGCGGCCGTATGGGACTTACGGAGCAGGCAATCGTGCAGCACTTGCACGCGATTCACGGAGGGGTCCTTAATTTCCCCGGTCGCGAACCGTTTCAGCCAGTCGTATTCAATCTCTCCTTCGAATTCGAGCGCGATCGCACGCAAGCTCGTCCCTGAATTTGTGATATCGGCCAATAGGGACCTGGTGGTTTCGAGTAGCGCCATACCCGACATATTGGGGATATATTTCCCCATTTGTCAAGGAGCACTTTCCCCGCCAAATGGGAAAGAATTCCCTATGGCCGAAAAACGCCCACTACCCCGTCACACTCTGGCTCAAAGCCTGAAATTGCTGAAGGCAAAATACGGGTTGAGTGGGGCTGCAATCGCCAAACAATCGAAACCCCCCGTTGACCGCAAGACAGTGACTAACTATTTGCGGGGGCAGACTGACCCTCGCCCTGACAAGGTAGAGGCCATCGCCAAGGGTTTTGACCGCACAGCTGAAGAATTATTGTCTCCGACATTTCGGCCAGATAAGACCGATCAAAATATCCCCAAGCTCTTAGAATTTTGGGAGAAAGCCAACGAAAAGGGCCGCAACAGCATTCTCGAAGTGGCCGAAATGGCTGCGCACAGCAATCGTTAACGCAAGGAGTAAGCGATGCCCATGCTACTGATCAAATGTCCCACGACGCAGAAACTCATACCGACCGGAATGGCCTTCGATAAAGGCTCATTCGAGAGTGCGACGCTCAGCAATAATCAGATGCGCTGCTCCGCATGCAATCAACTGCATGTATGGAACAAGCAGGACGTGGTGCCGGAGACTTGGGCTACGGCGTAATTGTGTTCCCGTAAATTAGCGCCCGTTTGGTCCCCGATGGGATGATGATAATTCCCTGCTGAACCGACACATTCAACATGACCGGCGATCGGCCGGCCAGTACCCTCAGCATCCAATTCCGTAGTTTCAACAACATCTGACGCTCCTGTGGCCGGAAATCGGCTCGGGCTCGATCATACGAGCATTTGCCCTACATGGGGAAAATATTCCTTGACATGCCGCTCTAAGTGGGGAAAACTATCCCCACAGTCACTTGAGGAGCGAACATGAAGCAAGCCAAACGACAGATTCGCGCCGCCCGCAAAGCGAAGGCCCAACGCCTGCAGCGCTGGCAGAAAGTCCCGACGATGCGCTCGAAGCACGTGGCGGAAGGTGCGCGATGAGCGCCGATGGCGTGGAGGAGCGCGAGTTCGACCGCGACGAAGCCTATGAGCGCGACATCGATAACGCGGACATCAACACGATGCTCGCCGACGAAGCGCGCGATGACCTTGAGGCTACCGTGATCGCCCCGATCATCCCCCCGATTATCGTGCGCACCGACGACGAACGCATCACCGAGTTGAAAGCGCTGTTGGCCGACATCGCCCTGGGCGCCGACATGATGCTCGAGCCCGCGCTGGGCTTACGCGGTGCGATGCTCGGCTACGTCAGGGAAGTTCGACGTGTTGCGCGCGCGGGACGGGGCATATGATTTGCCCCAACGTGCTCGACAACCACCAGCCTTGCGGCGATGAAGGCCGGTTGTGTGATGCGTGCCAGATCGAGGCAGAGCAAGCCTATACGTACCTCAAGTACGTCCCGCGCCATCAGGTCATCGACGATGAGCAATCGCGCGAGGAATTCAATCAGGAATTGCGGGACGCGGGAAGGGGACATCTATGCACGTAGCATTTGAATTGTCGATGCCGAACAACAATTCTTGGAATGGCCGGTGGTCCGGCGATGGCAACAAATATGTGCGCGTTCTCACTGTGAGCGACGCTAAAGCCACACGCGCCAAGTTTGAGGCGCTGATCAAGGCTCAGCACTACTACAACTTCGGCGACGGCTGGACAGCTTGCGTAAGCGTCCGGGAAGTCACTGGAGGCGAGAAGCGCAAATTGGTGAAAGCGTCAAAGGGATTCTGCGGCTACGACTGGATGATCGAGTCTCTACGCTGGCACGGCAAGATCATGAACGATGCACAGATTAAAGCGGCGGCGCAAGCGGTGCAATCTTGAACCCCTGGATCGCCCTGCTCTCCCCGTTCGCCGTCGGCCTGGTCATCGTCGGTGGCATCAAAGCCTGCGAGGCGTACGCCAAATGGCGCGATCGAAAAGCCATGCGTGTGCGGGATGCGAATTTGCGCAAATGGGGAATGGTGAGCGAACGCACTGCGGGAGCACTACGGCTATGAGTGAGACCGAGACTCTCTTGCGCGCGAGCATCGAACTCGCCAAGGCCAGTCCCGAGCTCCGTCGGCATGTTCGCCAACTCACCGCGGATAACGCGCGCTTGCGCTCGCAGCTCGCCGATCGAGCGCAGTTCGATTTATCCGCCGATGAACTACCGGCCCTTTTGAGGAAGCAAATATGAACGCAGTAGTCGAAATGGTCAACCTGCCGCCCGCTGTGGCCCGCCGCAATATCAGCGAAGGCCAGTGGCGCACGCTGATGAACAATCTCTACCCCGGCGCCACGGGCGAATCGGTGCTGATGGTGTGGGACTACTGCTTGGCCCGCAAGCTCGATCCGATGAAGAAGCCCTGCCACATCGTGCCGATGAAGGTGAAGCAAGGCGCCGATTACGTGTGGCGTGATGTAGTGCTTCCCGGTATCTACGAGTACCGCACCACCGCGCATCGCACGGGGCAATACCTGGGGCACAGTGTCCCGGTCTACGGCGAGGCGTTCGACTGTGGTGGCGTCACGGCGCCGGCCTTTTGCGAGATGACTATCTATCGCTGGAATCCGGTGGCGAACGTCAAGGCGGAATATCCGGTCAAGGTGCTCTTTACCGAATATGTCGCGCTGAAAGAGGGCAAGCCGAATCAGCGCTGGTCGAAAGCGCCCTTGCAGATGCTCACCAAATGCGCCGAGGCCGCAGGGCTTCGCGAGGCGTTCCCGGATGAACTCGGCGGCGTGCCGACGATGGAGGAGATGGAAGGTCAGATGTCCGATGAGACAGTGGTGCGTCAAGTGGACTTGGGACCACGTCCCGATACCTCGCAGGTCGATAGCGATCTGGTCAACAAGTGGATCGGTACCTTCACCGACTTGCTGAACCAGGACAAGGAAGAGCATGAGATCGCTGCGCAGCTTCGCGAGGTCAATACGGAACTGAGCATGTTCCCTGAACTCTTCACCGTCGTGCTCGATAAGTTGGCGCATGACAAAATCATCAGCAAGGCTAACTATCGCAAGTACCTTGCCATCAAGGCGCCGAGTGATGGCTAAGATGCTCCTTCGCAAGACTCTTGGCGGCTTCACGCCGGCCGACGACATGAGCGTCGAGAAGGCCAAGCGCTTCAAGGTGGGCGAAACTTACCGCGCCGAAGTGGTTCGGCCGCGCTCGCAGAAGACCTTGGGGCGCTACTGGGTGCTATGCGAAATGATCCGGGACAACACGGAACTTTTCCGCAGCAAGGAGCAAGTCTCGGATTATCTCAAGATTCGCACCGGCCATAGCACCTCAATCGTCGCGCAAAAGACGGGCGAGATATTCCACGTCGCGAACTCCATCGATTTCGATTCGCTCGATGAGCCCGAATTCCAGGAACTTTGGTCCCGCGTGTGCGATGTGGTGACCGAGGATATTCTACCGGGCATCACGCGACGCGAAGTTGAATACGAGATTCAGAAGATCGTGGGGCTTGCCGCGTGAGCATCTTGACCGAAGCTGCCCGCGGCGCTCCCTGTCGGGTTCGGCTGCCTATCTGCAACGGCAACGCAGAGACCACGGTCGCGGCTCACTACCGCTCTGTAAGCCTAGGCGCCGGCATGGGCATCAAGCCGAATGACCTCTTATGTGCGGATGCCTGCAGCGCTTGCCACGATGCGATCGATGGGCGAACGCATATCGAGGGCTACACGAAGGAAGAGATTCGCTTGGCGCACGCCGAGGGCGTTCTACGCACGATCACGGCGCGGTTTGAGGCGGGGTGCATTCGAATCGGGAAAAGCCTGAAAGCATGAGATGGATAATGTCACATCGATTCGACACTGATGCTCTGCCTCTGGCCGACCGCCATTACAACCGGCGCAAGGTAGGCTCGCCGCAGTTCGTGCCGCCCGGCCGCTGCATCGTACTCAAGACACGAGACATCAAAGCGTTATGGACGAGCTCGTGGCCGTTCGCCGAGTTCGTCAAACACGCGTGGCCGGGCGCCTGGGTGAACAGTCTATTTCGCAATGAGGGCGCGGGACTGTCGTCAGAACTGATTAGGGAGGCCGTGGCGGCGACGCGTGCGTGCTGGCCTGCCGTGCCCGACCTTGGCATGGTGAGCTTCGTGGATGCCTCCAAAACTCGCCGCAAGCGCGATCCGGGCCGCTGCTACCGGAAGGCTGGCTTTCGCCACGTCGGGTTCACCAAGGGTGGCTTATACGCCTTTCAGATGTTGCCGGCCGAGATGCCTGACGCGATACAGCCGGCGCTCGATTTGGAGGCCGCGTGACACAGTCTGCAAAGGGAACAGCCAAATGAGCCGATCAGGTTATAGCGACGGTGACGATTGCGACGCAGATGCCATGTTGCGCGTGTACGGCTGGCAAGCCAACGTCCGCCGCTGCATCGCGGGTCGCCAGGGACAGGCGCTCCTATGGGAACTCTACCAAGCACTTGAGGCGCTCCCCAGCCGCGAGATCGTGACTGGCGCGCTCCTGGATACCAGCACCGGGTCGGTCTGTTCCCTTGGTGCATTGGCGGTGCACAGGAACATGACTATTCCGCCCGAGTTCTGCACCACTGGCGCACCGGATGACGAACCGGACGAATATGAATTTGCCGAGGCCATGGGGCCGCTATTCGGGATCAAGGACATGCTCGCGCGCGAGATCATGTACGAGAATGACGAGGGCGACCGCTGGCACTGGGAGGACGACGGCACCATATGTCACGGGGTCCGATACGGTGAGACGCGCAAATACCGAACCAGCGATACACCCGCAGAGCGCTGGCAGCGCATGCGCCGATGGATCGTCAAGCGGCTGAAGGGCATCCCATGAGCGAATATCCGAAAGAAGTTCTTGACGCGCTGGCCGAGAAAGGCATCACGTTCGGCGGACGACACAAGGATGGCGGAGGCGACGCGCGCTTGTGCTACGGCGCAACCTGCACCTGGTTTGGCTCCATCCACGAAACGGGAGGCATCGGGCGCGGCGCATTGCCATGCTGCCCACATTGCGGCGGCGTTCTGTTCGAGATGGCTCACGAGGGGGAGTGGTGGGCTGGAATCGATAGCTACGAGAAGGAAGGGCATCCCGGCTATCGCGCGATGTGGGAGTGGCAGCGAGGCACAGAAGCGCTGTTTTTCGCTGCATCCCGACGGCATCAAGGGACTGCAAGATGCTTACTCCGCTGCGCAAAGAGAGGTAGCCAAGTGAGCGATTTGCCGGAACGTCTTGAGAAAGCCTATACGGATATTGGCCAGTATTACGGCTACGTCGCTTGCATTGATGAGGCCGCAGACCACATCCGAGCGCTAGAGGCGGCGCTGCGCGACCTGGTCGACTACACCGACATCACCAAGCACGTCGACGCCGATGCCGTCACCGAGCGGGTGAAGCGGGCGCGGGTGGTGCTGGGACTTACTGAGGAAACGTCCGATCCCTCAAAGCGCACCGGTCCCTATACGGGAGATTACGACGATCTGGCCGGCGACCGCAGTCAATCGGAAACGCCAGAGCCCACCGGCATGGAGATCGCGCAACGCGAGGCCGACGAGGCGGCTGGCGACAATGATCCTCGTGACCGGGTGTGGGGATCGGAGAAAAGCTTCAGCGCGTGGGCCACCGATCCCCGCACGGTCGCACTGATGAAGCGCTGCGAGAACGCGGAAGCGTCCGCACGGGAAACGTCAGGTGTCAAACCGTGAGCAAAAAGGCCGCAGTTGGGATTGATGACTGGAAGCTTCCGATATTCAGGAAGCATCTGGATGCGGCCGGTTACAAGTACGAGGAACCGGTGCCGCTCACTACTGACGGAGAAACACTGATTTTGAAAGTGCACTACGAATGGGTGCACGAATTGCAACCGATCATAGAGGCCGCGCAACGCGAGTGCGCCAAGTTCAAGAAGGGGAAATCATGAGCAAGGTACAGTTGACCGATGGCAGCCCGGTTCCCGAGGATCGCAGCCATACCGAGGACCGAGGCGACGGCCAGCAGAAAGGCTACATCGTCCTGAGCCCGGAGGAGCGCGCCAAGGGTTTCGTCAAGCCGGTGCGCCGATCCTACATCCATGAGAAGTGCGGCACGCTGACGTCGATGGGAACCGCCCTCGCGGAGACCTATGCGCGCAATCCCTGGTTCTACAGCGGCACGTTCTGCTGCACTTGCGGCGCCCATTTCGATCTTGATCAGTTTCATTGGGCAGACGGCGAGCCGATGGACCCTAGCAAGCAGGACGGCTGGGCAGCGGAAGTGGCTGAGCGAAACCGCGCCAGGGATGCGGAATTCGAGCGAATAGAGCGTGCCGAACTGGCGCGGCTCAAAGCCAAGTACGAATGCTCTACGGATGACCGGGGAGGAAAGTCTTGAAGAAAATACCAACGATCTTCGTGCGCGACATGTCCAAACAACCTGCGCTAGTTACGCCAGAATGGAAGGCAGGTTGCGAGTGGGTGCGTGACGGTGAAGGCGTGCCGACGATCAAGAACGACGGCACATGCTGCCTGATCCGTGATGGGAAACTGTTCAAGCGTCGGGAGTTGAAGCCCGGTCAGTCTGCGCCGGCAGACTTCGAGCAAGCCGATTTTGACGACGAGACCGGTAAGACGGTTGGATGGGTTCCTGTCACCGAGTCCACCGAGGACCAATGGCATCGCGAGGCGTTCCACAGCCAGCCTAGCGGTACCTACGAATTGATGGGACCGAAGGTCCAGGGGAATAAAGGCGGCTTCCCTGCGCACGTCCTGGTGCGTCATGGCAACGAATCGATCCGTGGCAACCCCCGCACGTTCGAGGATATCCACGACTACCTGCAAGACCAGCATATGGAGGGTCTCGTTTGGCATCACCCTGACGGCCGCATGGCGAAGATCAAACGTCGCGATTTCGGTTTCAAGTGGTGACACAGGCGAGTGACGGAGCGAAGCATGAATGACCTGAGGCCCCATGAGCGCGCCACGTTGGAACTGCGCCTCAACGATCTGCTCAAGTTCTTGAACGCGCCAGGCGACTGGGGCTACGACACGCCCATGGCTGATCTGACCATCTACCTGCTCAAGTTTCGGGAACAGCTAAATCATGTCAATCGCTGAAGTTCAAATAGTTCGCGCGGCGAGGCTGGAAAACAAGCGATTTTCGCTCGCATGCTCTACTTCCAAATCGCCGCAAGCGAATCGTGGTAGAGAATGGGTGTCCCCAATAATTGGAGACACCGATGGACAAGTCTGCATGGATCAGCGTCACCGACCCGGCCGAGGCCACCGAGCTATTGGAGCGCAAGGGCGAGATCGACACCCCGACGCTCTACGCACCGAATGGGCTGCTGTGGGCGGTGGCGGAGGAATATCGGGCGTGGAGGCAGGCGCGTGCCGAGGGCATGGTGGTGATATCTGGCTACCCCTCGGCGCTCTACGAACGGCTGTACGCCGACTGGCAACGCCGGGATTGCGATGCCATGGCGGACCGCGGCAAGCCGGTCACCGAGGTCCTATGGTTCAACGAGGCCTGCTCGAAGGCGCAACGTCAGCGGAGATTGATCGCGTGACACAATCTACTTCAGGGGCTGACAAATGATCTGCCAACAATGCGGCATGGCTTGCAACGAGCCGACCGAGTACCACCCTTATGCAGCCTGCCTGATGTTCTGGGGCTGCAACGATGGCGATATCGTGCGGGCCAACTTGGCTGAGGTCATCGAATACGCCTCTACATCCGCTTCGGAGCAATCGAAATGACTGAGCGAAAAGAACTCGGCAAGATCAAATCCGCGACCTTCGGGATGGGTGGCTATCAGGAATGCCAGATCGGTCTATGGCTGTCCCTCGGTGGCGAATCGTGGGGCGTTTCAACGGGCGAAGGTGCCTGGGGCATCGAACGCAGTGACCATTGCAAGTGGACGGAGGCTGATCGATTAACGGAAGCCGGGAAGGCCGCCATGAAGCTTGCCAAGCTTCTCCAAGTCGCGCACCGCTACGCCGTTCAGGATTTGGTCGGCCTGCCGGTCGAAGTGACCTTTGAGGGCAACGTACTCAAAGACTGGCGACTGCTGACGGAGGTCATGTGACATCGAATAATCCAGGCGAGAAGCAATGACGACGTTCGAGGAATTCGCCCTAGATCATAACAAGCACGTGCATTGCCGTGGTTGCAACGGATGCATCCTAGACCCGACGTGGTTTGTTCAGCAGTTTGAAAATTCCGTGTGGTGTGTCGCGTGCCGAGACCGGATCAAAAAGAATACCCAGCCAGGTAAAAAGCTGCCTTGGCTGTGGCACATGGAAATCAACCCAACTGCTGAACCAAAAGGACAACCGAAGTGATCCACAAGAAATACGAAACTGGCGTGGTAGCTGAATTTGGCGGCTTGTTTTGGGGTGTTCAGTACGAGGACGGGCAAAGCACTGCTTACGACTTCGGCCCGATTGAGAACGCCAGGATTGCCGATCCTAAGTACTGCCACCAGCCGACAGACTTGACCTATAAGGGATCTTACGACACTGAAAAACTGAAGGCCGCAAGGCTGTTGCCGGTCCACAAAACTACGATTTACGAAGTCTCGTTCCCTGCTGAAACAGAGGTGAAGTGATGGCCTGCGAACATGATTTTAAGCCTAGCCATGTCACCTATATAAATCACGAGGACGAGGGCAATGTTCGCTTCTCTCGATATCGGCAGCAACCTGGGAAACTTTGCAGACGTTGCGGCTTATTTACGCTAGGTAATTACCGCGATCTGGTCTTTGATATCGGCGAGACTTACTCCGAAATCGACACAGGAGAGAAGCATGGGGATGTTTGACGACATCGAATGCAGGGCGGAGTTGCCAACCGTCGGCCCAGATCCCGGCACGCGCCATTTCCAAACCAAGGATCGCGAGTGCTGCCTGGATAAATATGTCATTACCGAGGACGGCAAATTACTGCTCGACGGCGATCCCGTCAGTTTTCACGGAATGCTGCACTTCCATCACTTCGACACGAAGACCAATATTTGGTGGGAATGGGTTGCGAAATTCACGGACGGCAGGCTAGTTGAGATTAAGCCGGTCGAGATTCGAAAACTGATCAGCCCGTATCCGAACGCCAAATATCACCATTATTTTCCTGCCGATGGAGGAACTGAGCATGGCTGATCACTTCAACAATCTGAGCCCCGACGAAGCCGAGCGGCTGGCGCTGCTGGCCGAGGAATGCGGCGAGGTCATCGTCGCCGTCGGCAAGATCCTGCGCCACGGCTATAACTCATTCGATCCGACGTTGCCTATCGCAGACCGCATCATCAATCGCGAGGCTCTGGCGAAAGAAATGGGCGACGTGCGCGCCGCCATGATCCTGCTTTGCAATGCCGGCGACATCAAGAAGGACCATGTGCACTCGTGGGCCGCGTACAAATTGGACCACGTCAGCAAGTGGATGCACCACCAGCCATCTACGGACAGCGGAGGATCAGAGCATGAGTGAGGACATCATTCGACTGAACGGCTACCAGATCAAGCGCCTTATGGATTTCGTCGACGGGGAGGACGAGACCGAGGTCTGTATTTCTTACTGCGCGGACGAACGCGAGGACCTCAGCAGCCCCGGCGAGATGATGCCGCCTGGCTATTACGTCTGGTGCGCTGACTACCCCGAAGAAGGGTCGATGTGGCTGCCTGAGACGCCAGAAGACCATATGCGCGTCGATGGCGAACCGCGCTCAACGGACAGCGGAGGGGTTAAGCATGGAGACTAAGCTCAAATTGCTGGCATGTCCGTTCTGCGGCAAGCCGCCCCATATTGAGCCGTGGCATGGCGGCGGCCCGGCAAAGCGCATGATCAGTTGTATCGAGGACAACTGCATGGTGAACCCGCAAGTCACTGGCTCGAATTCACGGCTGGCCGCTCGAAGCTGGAATACCCGTGCGCCTCAAGCCTGAGCAACGGGTCACGCTAGATGTGGCTGAGGCGCGCGCCATGCAGTGCCTGTCCGCTGGCCGTGCCTATGCCTCCTATGTGGCGGATTGCATTTGGCCCGGCCATTCTATGAAGGCACAAGGCGCTGGCGCCGCCGCGTCCAGAATCCTCAGGCGATTGGAGAAGCGCGGGCTGTGCCGCTGGAAGCAATTCGGCTGGGTGCGAACATCACAGTCTGATAGGAGTGCGGAATGACACCAGAAGAATGCCTGCATCGCTTCGGCAAGCACGACTTTGGGCTGTCATCCCACCGTTTGCCCGTGCATGTGCCCGTAAGCGCTGCGCAGCCAGGAACACCAACACTACGGGCCGCCAGATATTGGGAGATTTTCTACTGCAAGCGATGCCATTACGAGCACCAGGAAGCTGTTGGCTTCACGCCAGGCTCTACGAATGATGCCGGAGAGAAGCAAACATGAAATTCACGTTCGACGAATGGTTAACGGTGACTTTTTTATTTATTTTTGCCACCTATGGCGTGGTAAGCGCCTGCCAGGATTTATTCAGATGGTTTTATAAAGCCCGTGATGCCGCAGGAGTCAAGAATGATTAAACCACACGAGCCATTTCAGGACGGAAGCAAACACGCGGCCAATGAATATTGCCCGACGTGCCACGGCCAATTTGATTCGCGGTTGTGGGATAGCGAGGGGAGGCTTAAACCCGAGTCTCAGCGCACGGATGCCGGAGATGTGCATGGCTGATCGTATGGGCCGGCCGCCTCGCTTGTCGCACGCCGACGAGTTCGAGCTCTATTGCTATCGCAAGTCCGGCCTCGCGATCAAGACGTGCGCGTCCTTCTTCCGCGTGTCGGTGCCGACCGCGAATCGCATCATCGCGAAATTTCGCCGCTTCGATGAGCAGATCGAGCCAGCTGCCCGCGAGTTTCGAGAGCGTATCAATTCTCTAAGAGATTCTACGTGAACAAAACGTCCTAGACTTATGATACGCATCGTCAATGCGACTGTTTATACATTATGCGAAGTAAATCAATGGGTAACATGGGTATGTGGCACACCCTTCTGATCCATTGTATGGCATACCTATCAAGGAGATAGCGCGGATATGCCATGTCGATTTGACCACGGCGCGACGCTGGAAGCGCGGAGCACGGTGCCCGCCCAAAAGCGCGCTACTTTTGATAGGTGCCGACCTCGGTTGCTTCAGCCCCGAATGGAGCGGCTGGCGTTTGAAGGATCAAGATTTGATCTCGCCCGAGGGTTGGCGGATCGCCCGTGGGCAAGTGATGATCGTACCTCTCTTGCGCCAGCAGATTGCCGCCTACGAGGTCGAATTGAGGCGTCTGCGCGCGGAGTTCCTTTTGATACAAGAGCAGCCCGTCCCCGAGGCATGGCCCGAGTGGGTGTTCGAGAAGCTGGCATAGCGATTTCTTGATGTATCAAAATCACTGATACAGATTCCCCGCCGTCGAGCGCTGCCACACCGACACCGCGTGGACCGTCATTGGGCTCGGGTCGCCCGTACTGATGATGAGCGAATAATGGCGCGTTTCGGCCACGGCGAATGCGCTGGTACCGTCCTGGGGCGGCGGCAGCAGTGTCGCGTCGTACGGCAGCCATGTCTTCGCCGGCCCTTGCTGTACGCCTTGCAGATACCACCGCGCCTCGCCGGGAGTCGTCGGAGTTGCGGGCAGAATCCGAAACCCGACTCGAAAGGGTTTATCGAACGTCCATGGGGCGATATTCGACGCCGGCTGCGCGGTGTGGATTTGCAGCCCGCCGCCGCGGGGGCCGTACCAGTGGTGCATTCCCATACCGTAGTAGGCGAGCGAGGTTTGCTGCTCCAGGAAATCGAGCTCGACCGCGGTCAAATACCCCGGTGCCTGCCCGACCCACTGATCGCCGCTCCCGGCGGCCGCGTTAACCGTCGACATCCCTTCGATGTCGTTCGCCCAAAACGACGGCCACGTGCGCACACCGATCGCGGCAACCGCCGGCGCGAAGGAGATCAGAGCTTCAATGTAGAACGGCGGTTTGAAGGCACTCCCCTGCCAAGTGCCCAATTTGGCGTTCACTTGCCGCGCGGTGCAGATGCCGTAACCGTTCCCCGCGTTCGGCAGGTACATCGTGCCATCGCCATTTTGGATGGACTGCCCCGGCACTGGGAGGCGGTAGAAATTGTGATCGAACCAGGTGCGGCCGAGTTCGAGTCGAGAGCCCAAGGTCTGCACCATGAGTCCGGCTTGGGCTGCGGGGGTTGGCACTATGGGTGAGGGCGGCGGCGATAGCGCGAGGTACGCGGCGGCAACCTCCGCAGCAGTGGGTACCGGCGGCATCGCGGCGGCGACCTCCGCAGCGGTCGGCGTGGGCGCCGGGTCGGGTGCGGTTCCCGTGAACGGCACGGGCACGCCGTCAATCGTCAAAGTTCCAGTGATATCCATCGGTTTTCCTTACGGGCGTTTGCGAAGGTGAATCGTGAGTCGGCGGGTCAAGAGCAGCCACAGGACGTAGAGATATTTCATAGCACGCCCCGCGGTTTCGGTTTGCGGGCGAGCCGCAAGCGCCCGAGCGGCCAGCGTAAGCCCGGATTATTCGCGGGGCGAAATGCCGGCAAGGTCAGGCCGAAGCGGTGCAGTTTGCGATACACGAGCGTGCGGCGGCAGCGGGCCACGCGCGCCATTTCGATGACATTGGCGTTGACATCGGCCATCAACTCGCTCCAGTAGCGCCGGCCGAACTCGTTGTACGCCTCGCGCCAGGTCATGGTTGTTTGGTTTTCAGGTACGCGATGGCGGTTTTAGCCCGCGCGATATCATCGATAATCGCCTGCGCACAATGGCCTTTGTGGATCAGGTTCAGGAAGTCGTTGAGCAGTTCCGCCCACAGCGGCGGCTGGGCGCGCTGCATGGCGAGGCCCGTCTCGGCACTAATTGTCACATCGGGATCGCGAAAGAGGAGCGAACAGATGAAGATGTCGAGGAAGAGCAGCGCCTTGTAGGCGTAATTCTTCATTTCTTCACCGCCGCAGCAATCGCCTGGGTGATCGCCGGCACGGTCTTTTCGACACTGCGGCCGATGACATACCCGCCCAATCCCAGTTGAATGATGTCGAAGAGTTTCATGACCATGTCGGCCGGCATGTTGGGCGGCGGCCCGTGAAACCAGCTCACTACCACCAGCACTAGGAAGGTCAGCATCGTGATCGGTCGCCAATTCTGGGTAAGCCAGCTACCGCTCGACGCTTCCGCCGTGATGACCTTTGCCTGCGCTTCCATGAGTTGCTGCTGATACCCCAACTCCTGGGTCGCCTGCTGGATCTGCGCATTGACCGCTGCGGTCTGCAGCGCCGCCTTGGCGTCTGCCGAGAGGGTGAAATGATCGATCGCGGCATTGATCTCTTTGAGTATCCCGCCGCCGAGAAAATTCATTACTGCACTCATAGAATGACTCCTGTCAGTAGAATCTGCGCGAGCGCGCTATAGCGGCCCGCCAGCTTGGGATCTTGGACTTGGCACTCTTGCGCGGCGGTCGGCCAGTCCTGCTTCGCGAGCGCAGCAATCATGTGAGGGAACTTGAGCAAGCCACCCAATCCCTCATTCACCGCGATATCGAGGCACACGGACTGACGGGGAGCGTCGAGCGCCGCGTACCAGGGGTACCGGATGAGCGCCTGTTGTAGCTCCTCTGCTTGCGCTCGAAGGAGCGCGGCGGCGGCATACGGGGTAATTCCGGCATCGACATTGAAACCATAGCCTATGGTGGTGAAGCCGTTGGTATCCTTGTAGGCACGTGCGCGAAAGCCCTCTTCGGTCTTCAATCGCGGCAGGGCCAGGTCGACAGCGTTCATTCCGGCGGCCTCTTGAAGGTTCCCGAGGACTTCCCGCGCAGATACGCCATGTCTTCTTTGACTTCGCTCAAATCCTCGTGCAGCAGCGCCCGATCCCTCGCACTCGCATCGAGTTGCTTCTTCAATTGGGTGAATTGCAGATTGTTCTGCAGATGCCTCGCTTCCACATCGCGCCTGGCCTCCTCAAATTTGTCCGCGAGCATCGCCTCCAGCTCCTTCTTGATCCCGGGGAGCAAGATGACGCGCCCCACCCAGATCAAGGCAGCCCCCAAAGCGCCTACGATCGCAAGCACGGGAACCACCCAGGAGAGCCATGCCGGAGTCGGGTCAATGGGAAGCGTCATGTCGTTCATAATGGGTACTCATTGAATGTGCCCGGCGATAAAGCCAAAGAGCAGGCAGATTCCACAGGCGATACACACGATGGGGATACGGATGAAGCCCGCCGTCGCCGCTTCGTCGCTCTCGATCTTGGCGCGCAGGCGGTCCGCGACTGCTTGAACATCGTCCATCACCTGGTCGATATCGGTTTTGAATTCGCTCATAGATTTCCTTCGCTGACAAACGTTCCCGGCGTTCCCGCGACCGTGCAGCGCCAGCCCTTCGGATTCCCGACCACCGGGACTGATTGTTCGATCCGATCGCCCACCGCCCACAAACCCGCGGCGGGTGCCGCGGCGCCATGCTGCTCGATCAATAGCAGCGTGCCGCCATTGGAGATGCCCACGCCAATCCCGACGCCGGTATTGGTCTTGTCGAAGTAGCTCGAGGTATTGGCGCCAGTCGTCGCAAATACGGTCGCGCCGGTGCTGCGCAGCCGATTACCCGTGTAACGCACCGAGGTGCAGGCGTTCTGCTGTACGGCTGCGGAGGCACCAGAAGAAAATACATTGGAAGCGACCATGACATCGGCGGCGGCGGCGGTATCCAGAATCAGGGGCACGCAGGAGCCATCGCCGCCCGAGCAGACATTGCCCGTGATCGTCAGCTCTTGCACCTGGAACCCACCGCTCTGCAAGCACCGGATCTGGCTGTGGTGGCCGCCGCGGATGGTGTTGCCGACACATGCGCAGTTGGTGCAGTTCACCCCTAAAGCGGCGAATACGATGCATTCCTGGTTGGTGGTCGAATTCGCTTGCAAAATCGTGTTGTTGGCGACCGTGACGTTATCGGAGTTGACTACGCGCAAGGCATCCCCGGTGGTGTTGCCTGCAGGCTGACGGATGGTATTGCCGGTGACTGAGGCGCCGCCTAAGACACCGGTCAACAGAATGCCGTAATATTTGGTCATGCCATCGATGATGTTGTTGGCAATGACAATCGGCATAGTGCCCAACGTCAAGCCAGCCGCATTGACCCCGATGCCCGCGGGAGCCAGTGAAGTCGTGCTGGTCGTGGTGCAGCAGTTCTGCACCGTGTTGCCGATGACTTGCGTGCCGCCCATGCCGGCGCCGGCAAGATAAATACCTGCCCCACTATCAGTGTTGGTCGAATGCGCGGAAATATCCTGCACATGATTGCCGATGATCTGGTTATAGGAATCCCCGGCATCCGGCATGTAAATCAGAATGCCATAGCCCTGATGCGCGCCGATGCGATTGTTGATGACAATGTTGTTGATCGGGAGCGCCCCCGCATACGGGTCCCACACCGCCACTCCAAATTCAAACAGCGAGCCGTAGCAGAAGTTCCCATCGATGACGTTATTATTGGCTCCGGTGGTGGGACTTGAAGCCAAGTAAATGTCGGCGCTATTTTGCCGCGTACCGGTCCCGAGCAACGGATCGTGAAAATAGTTGCCGCGAAAGGTGCAGCGCTGCACGGCTTGAGCGAAGATGCCGGCGAATTGCATCCCCTCGAACTCGCACTCCTCGATGACGCAATCGCTACAGGCATCCAGAAATACGCCAGCAATGGAGGTCGCTGCTAATGCGACCGTCTGCTTGAAATGCAGATTGAGAATGCTGATATGATTCTTGCTGGCTGCCGTGAACAGGCTGATGTCGGGTGTCGCCGTCTGGATGATCGCCCCATCGACGGCGGTGATCGTGGTATTGCTCACCAAAGGAACGGGTGCCGTGATGAGGACGGACTGAGCCACGGGGAAGCTCAAATTGCCGCCGACCTTGGCCCAGTTCTGCACGCCGGCCGTTTCATCGGTGCCGTTCAATAAGCAAAAGCGGCGAATGTCTCCCGGGGGATAGCCAAAGGCAATGGGGGTCACACCCGCCGCGATCTCGGCATCGGTGCGCTTGAAATAGGCGATGTTGCCGCTGACCGAATCATAGGCGACTGCATCGCCCGGCCCTAAATACAGGTTCTCCCATGAGAAGGCGGCGCTTCCGAGCGTGAAGGAGTTGTCGGCGGTCGGAATCAGCGATGCAGAGAAGGAGGGAAGCGAACTGACGTTATCGACCGGCGCCCACACGGGAGCTCCGCTCGCATCCTGCAATTGGATCTTGTAGGCCCCATCCCAGAAGATCACCGCCTCCCCGCGCGCATCCAAGATGATCGGGTTGGGGTTGGCGCCGATCTTTAAGGCATCGGCCCAGGTCGTTTGCGGCGTTGAGGTCCCGGCCGCCCAGGTCATGAGCTTGTAGCCCACCGCCGGGACACCGGGGGTGGTGAAAAATTGCTGTTTTCCGTTCGGGAGTAAGACGGCGGTCATAGGGTCGTCCTGATTTGGATGAAATGGGCTTCCCGCGTATAATCAACGTCGATGCATTTCACGCAGTACATGCTTTGGAGGGCCGCGTTCGTGGTGGCGTGTGCATTCATTTGGGGCCTGTATCGCGGCTTCACTGGTCGCTCCCTAGGACGGGCGCCGAACGAAAAGAACCCTGCTGCAAAAGATCCTTGATCTTCGTGAGCTTCCCCGGCTGAGTCGTCCCCAGCCGGTTTTGCACGAGATTTGAGAGCGCGACGGTTCTTGCGATCGGACGAGCGGCCACACCGACCAGGGACAGGGGGTTATGCGTCGCCAACCCCACCCCGCCCGCCATCGCCCAATCCAAGGGGCTCGATTGCGGCAGGCTGCCCATCGCTTCCGGGGTTTGGGCGGCTTTCGGGAAATTGGAGGCAAAGGTGCCCGCGTCTTTCAATTCACCGGAGAGCGGCTTGCCTTTCGCAATCTGTGCGGCGAGTTTGCGTGCATCGATATTGCCGCTCGTCGGGTTGAGCGCTTTCTCAACGCTGTAGGTTTTCGCGATGAGTTGGCGCGCGTCTTGGAAGTCAGCGAGTTTTTGAGCATCCCCCGATTGGGTGAGATGCGTCTCTAGAGCATTTTCCAGAGCCGTCGCAGCACTTTTTGAAGCGCGAGCAACGTCAGTATTGCCAGTGCGAAATGCGTCATCAGCCGCGCTGCGCAGTTCTTTGATCTTGGCAACGGCACTCGAAGCGTCAAAGCTAGGGGAGCGAAGCGAATCAACGAGATCGATAACAGGGCTCGGCTTCGCATTCGGGAATCCTTCAGCCGCTTTCTTGGCGGGAGCGGCGATTTTATCAAGCGCCTCAGTATATTCCGGTCCTGGCGTAATGGTGCCCGATGTACCAATATCCGCGTAAGCCTCCCCGGCCTTCTTGCGAATGTCCTGCAAGAGATCCGGCGTGATCTTGACATCGGGAGCCAAGCCCAAGGCTTTCGCCGCCAAACCATTGGTCACCGTCTGATTGGCCGCGCTGGCGTTCTGCGCGGTGGTGATCTTGCCGGAGAACCCCTCCAGGATTTTGTTCACGATGGAGGGTTTGGCCTGCGTCGGGGGCACGACATACCCGGAGGCCCTGGCTGCGTTCACATTGGCGAGCTGCTCTGCCGTTTGCGCCTTACCGCCCAAGGCCGTGCCTACGGCACTCCCGGCGGCGCCCGCCAGCTTGACGACGCCCGGGAGCGCGCCGCCCACCGCAGCACCGGTCGCCGCATCATTGGGGTCCACGAGCCCCGCTTGTGCGCCGCCCGAAATGGCGCCGCCCGCGACCCGGGTTGCCAGGTTCGCCGCCCCCGTCGTGGTGCCTGCCTTAAATCCAGCCGACCCAATCGCATCTAAGAGCGCAGGAGCTGCGCGGGCGACTCCAGGGATGAGTGTCGCGCCCCTGACCAGTGCGCCGCCTGCGCCAGCTGTGCCTGCGATTTCTGCCCCAATCTTTCCCGTCTTGTAGGCGATGGAGTTGGGATCGGCGCCGAGGGCCTTCAATCCCGCGTCCATGGCCTCGCGTCGATCGGTACGGCCGATATAGTCGTTTTGAATGCCGACCGCGCGGGCCGCCGCGTCGATGGGAGTCAATAGGGTGGCGCCGATGCTGCCTGCGCCGCGTACCGCGCCAGCCACGACATTTCCGGTTTGCTGTTTGACCTTATCGAGTAGCGTTGCCTCATGCGTTGCCATCTCATGCGTCGAACTCGCATCGATGGGCTTCGGTGCTGCAGCATCGTCGGCAGGCATCGTCTTGAGATAATCCCCGAGCGTGCGCACGGCCGCAGAATCGCCCGCCTTGTCGGCGTTGCGGATCGCGGTGTAGATTTCCTCGCGGGTGGCCATTATCGGGCCCCATGCTTCGCGAGGGCCGCCGCCACATCAGGGGGAAGGGAGGCGTCAGGAGCAGCGGTACGCCCTGCCCCGGCATTCAAGCGAGCACGGACCTGGCCGGGCGCATCCAAGGCCTTCTGACTCTCCAGGATCAACTGATCCACTACCGCGTTGTAAGCCTCCGGGCTCTGCGCGGTGGAGAGCATGTGCTCTGCCGCCTCCTTGTCGTGGACCGTGGGGGAGCCGCCGCCGACGGCCGCCGCATAGGCATTGATGAGCGAATTGGTCGCCGCCTTGAGCTTGGCGAGTTTGGGATCTGAGAGCGCAGAGTCTGCGGTCTGCGAGAGCCGGTTCCAGGGGACGAAGCCTCCACGTGGAACATCCGCGCTCGCCTGCTTGGCGATGTCGCCAAAGTTGATGGCCTCCTGTACCCGCGGGGCGATCTTGCCTTCGCGTGCGCCCAACTCGGTCAGGGTTCGAGCATCGGCCGCGGTGTTCTGCATGATGTTGGCGAGTTGAGCGGCGCCAATGCCCTTTTGCTTGGCAAGCGTCGGGAGCAGGTTTTGCACGTCCCGCAAGTCTGCCGCGCCTTGTGCGCCACGCCCCAAGTTGCCAAGTACAGCGGATGCCTTCTCGCCATTGAGCAAGCGCTCCGCCATGAACTGCTTGGTATCGTCGGTGAGCGCACCGCTTTTCTGGAGCGCAATCTTGGCCGCCTGATCCGGCGTCATCGTCTTGACGACATTCGTGGTGCCCGCCGTGCGCACGCCGGTCATCGGGTCGACCGTGCCCTCGTTGATGACGCCGCCGGTGTCCTGTTCGTTGTACTTCGGGGCGGTGGACAGCTGCGTCGCGATCTGCTGCTGCAAGGTTAGGTTTTGCATCCCGGCGCGAACTAGAAAATCCTTGAGTTGCTTCGGATCTTGCGGAATGCGCGCAAGCATCTGATCGCGCTGATCCGGATTGAGAGAATGCTGGTCGACCAACTGATTGACTTGGTCAATGACATCCTGGCGGGACAGGTCTGGCTTGGAGACCAGTGAAGCGAGGCGGTTGCCGATGTCAGTGAGTTTTTTCTGCTGCAACTCGTAATCCGCGCTTGATGCGGCGGTCGTATCCTTCGATGCTGTAGCGACTTGCTGCTGATAGGCCGGGATTTTGTCGCCAAGGCCGGCTTGCGCAAGGCCCTGCACGACGCCAGCATGATTCACCGAGCCATCGGGTTGCACATTCGCGCGATACAAATCAGCGATGGTCTTTTGATCCTTGAGCACGCGTTGATTCTGCTCAAGCGTGATTTGCTGATTCTGCCCTTGGAGTCCTAAGTTGCGCAGTTGCATCGCATTGGAGGCCAACTCCATGGGATTGGCGAACTGGACCGGGCGCACTCCGAGGGCAATTGACGGATCAACTTCACTCATAGTGATTCCTTATACCCACGTCGTGCCACTAGAGGGGGTGGACGGAATTTTGTTCAGATATTGCTGCTGCAGATAGAAGTTGCCGAGCGATGAGATACCGCTATTCACCGCATTGGCTTGACCGACGTAGCCCGCGGCCTGCGCATTACCCGCGCCGATATAATTGCTACCAATCTGGCCGCCCACTGCCGTGCCTTGCGCACCGGTCTGCCCGACCGAGGTCTGCCCTAGGCCTGCGATAGTGGACAAGCGATTGAAGCGCGTCGTCTGATTGTTGTTGAAGCGGTTGTACGCATTCGAATATTCGTTTGATGCAAAGTCCTGGCCATAGCGATCCAGCGCTTTCAACGTGCCACCACTCAGCAATCCGCCCCGCGCGGCCGCACTCGCTTGGAGCGCCCGGCTCCCCTGATCCATGCGGAACTGATAGCCGGGGTCCGCGTTGAAATCCTTCATGGTGAAATTGCGGTTGAACTCGGCACCAGGCGCAGTGCCCGCGCTCAGTTGCCCGATGGCCGTACCACCCGCCGTACGCCAGGGCGCCTGGTCATCGCGCGTCTGGTTGTACATTTGCAATTGCGTCTGAGAGGCGGTATTTGCCGCATTCTCTTGCGCGTGCGCTGCTTTACTGGCGGCACTACTCGATGCCACCGCACCGACAACACCGCCGACGACTACCGCTCCTGCTACCCATCCAGACATGATGGCTCCAGTTCGATACCGAAATTGACTTTGACCGAGGTTCGATAACTGATGAGAATTTCCTCACCCGCTTGAATGGTTCGCAGTGCCACGGCGCCGATGTCATCGCCGCTTTTGACCGAGGTGGCATTGGGATTCGCTGAATGATTGATGTAACGGCCTGCGGGGGTTCGATGGCCATCGATGCGGCCGGGACAAATGAACTCACCCGGCTCAAAAGCGCGCGACGCGAATAGCCCAAGCCCGTGAATGCGCGAGAGCCGCACCTCCACATCAAATCCCGGCGGCATCGGAATCAAATCATCCGTGTTGACCATGACATCAATCGCTTGCTGCGAAATCCCCAGCTGCTCGACGAAACGGCCGTAATCCTGCCGATCCGCCTCCAGTCGAGCGATCAGACGATTCTCACCCAACCCGCATTCGGGAATGACATAGAGCCGCGCTTCTAAGGTCGCGATGTCCTCGCAATTATCCGGGTTGTCATAGATGTCGACCCAAATCACCTCATCTTCGAACACGCGCCCGATGCGCTGCATGCCGGCGGGTACCGAGAATTCACAGGGAGCGGTGAGAATCTTGATCCCATTGTCCGAATTAACCGCGATGGTTCCCCGCTCCAAGCGAACGACATAGGCGGTTTTATGCTCCGCACCGGTCAAGACGGTCCAGGGCGGAATGATGATTTTTCGCTCATACTTCCCCGGCGGGAACGCATGCATCGTGACGATGTCGGCCTGCGGCATCGTGAGCAGCGCTGATTCCAGTCGCTTTATCGATGCCAACGAGAGGTTCATCCCGTGACCTCGCGCCCACTGCCGCGGATCGTGATCGACGCCGCCGCACTCGCGAGGGTGGCCAAGAAATCACCATTATTGAGCACGTGCCCGACGATCTCCGGGAAGGTGTAGCACTCCCCTGCTGCGAGAGATCGAGCCGAGACGATGGTATTCGTCACCCCGGCGGCGCCGGCATTCGGCACGAGAAACACGGTCAAGGTCACTGCCCCCGCGGTCGTATTGGTGCCGGTGAACTTGTCGATGATCGTGCGCACGCCCGTCGCGGTGTACTGCATGGTCGTGGCATTGGCCGCCTGATTGGGGGCAAAGAGTGATCGGGCTGTGACAGACATTTACGTTACCGTCCCTTGTTGCAAGCCTTGAAGTGATTTGGTGAGTTCAGCGACCAATTCCCGCGTCTCGCGCAACTCGCCCAGGATGTCATCGAAGGTGGCGGATGGAATCGAGACCGGCACTTGCCCTGCCGCATCTGCCGCAGTTGATTGCAGCGCGAGGAGTTCAGCGGCGCCCAATTCGTTCGGTACACCCTGCAAAATATCGTCATTGCTCTGCCCGCTCGTGCCGCCCATGCGGTTGAACATGGCTTGCAGCAGTAATTGCCACTCGTGACTGATGAGTCCGGTTTTCAAGTCCACGAAGGGGACTCTTAAGGGCGCAAAGTAGATGGGCTTGCTCATGCCGCACACTGGCGCGTGGTCGCCCCTGCACCGATCAGGATGCGTTTGACGGGGTCCGTGATGGTCACCCGCCACACTCGATCCCGTGACTTGCCTGCACGGCGCACAACGGCTCGGCGGCGGTATTCGCCCACCTTGCCTGCCGGTACCATGACTTCGTTCGGGAAGGTGTGACCGCCATCATCCGACCAGGCAATCATCACCATGGGGTCTGAGCCTTGACCCGTGGCTAACCCTATGCCTGTTTCGAGATCGAGCCAGAAGCGATCGAAGATCATCCACGTGTTATCGCCGCTCGAATAGTGCGGCGCCTGACGGATCGCGGGCAGAATTGCGCCATTGTCGGTGTAGGTGTCGAGGTCGAGCGAATAGAGATTGCCATTCTCCCAATCGCCGACGATGATTTTTCCGCCAAAGGCCATCTGGCAGTTCGAGCGATGACGATTGAGCGAGGCATCGGCGGGATTTCGCCACGCGCGTTCGTGCCAGAGCTGCGTCGAGGCGTCATAGACCCAGGTGGCATTTCCCATAGGGAAGGTGAGCACATAGAAGACGTGCCCTTCCTGCTGGTAGGTGTAGCCGATCGCATCATCGATCCGTTCGTACTGACTCCATGCGAATTCCTCGGCATGGGTCGAGATGCGCGTCGGCCGGTAGCCATTCGCCATGACCGCTATCCCCTGTCCGCGATCATCGGATGAGAGCCATGCCACGGTTTCATTCAATTTCGCGACCGAGTTCTTCGCCGCGCAGCCTTGCTCGATGAAGGCGCCTTGAATGCGTTCGAAGGGAAAATCCGCATTGCCGCTGTCGAAAAACACTTCCGTGCTGTTGCTGCCAAAAAGCCAGATCTCGCGCAAGTTCACGAGGAGCGAGATGAGCAGATCCGGAGAGCCTTCGGCAGTCGCAAAGTCCAAGGGGTCGATCGTATTGGCGAGCAATCCGGTGATCTGGAATTGCCCCGTCCCTGGTTTATTGAACACAAAATAGCCGTCGGCATAATCGACCTTATCCGCGCCGGTGAAGGCGGGATTGGTGATCTGCACGACGGTCGAGAGCGCGAGGATGACATTCGGCGTGACGACGTAGCCTTCCGCGCCCGTCACCAGCATGACCGTGAGGCCGTTCGAGGCCATATCGACCGGGGTCGTACGATTGACGATGGTGCCGATGAGCGTCCCTACGCCGTTGGGATCGACGTTGTAGACATTCCCGCCGACGACCACGATAGATTGCGTCGCGGTGAAGCGAAGACACCCGCGCACCCCGCCGCCGGCGAGGGCTGAGAACAGCACGAGGCCGGGAGTGCCCACGAGCATGGCAATTGATTTGCTCTGACCGGAGCCGGAGGCTTCGGGGTAAAGATTGATGGCCCTCGACGCATCGAAATTACGCGACCGTGAGAGATACGTGCCGCCAATGAACGCGATTGGGTTCATACGCCGGTTTCCCAGATCGCGGGTCCGCTATCGACCAATGCCCCGTCAAAGGTCGACTGCCGCTTGACCTTGTTCGCGCGCTTGATCGAGGCGAGCGAGGAAGCCGCGACACTCGAAATCTCAGGGCTCACCGCAATGCCATAATCAGGCGCCATTAGGATCGCGAGCGCATAACGCATCATCAACAGGTAGCCGGGCGGAAAGATCATTGCGGTATTGACATCGGTCACCGCGGTCAACACCCGATCGGTGTTCAACGTGATATTGACGATGCCGGAGGGGACCGGCCAGAGCGTGATTCGCCCCAACGGGTTATCGTTCACGTACAGCAGCTTCTCGACGATCGGCTGCTGCTGCGTCTTTAGGCCGATCGCGTCGTACTCACCCTGCCCTATCTGCTCCACCGGGAAATCAACGCCATTGAAGGTGCAGGTCGCATCGCCGGCGATGCGCACCGGCCGCGCCGTGTTCCAATTGCCTCCGGGACCGATGGTATAGAGCGCCTGTGTCGCCACAGTCGCGAAGGTTTCGACCGCCGAGCCATAGACAGCGAGGTTCGAGGTCGAGAGGATCTCCAAGAGGTCATTGAGCGAACTCAACCCATCGTTCATCTCATCCGCCGTCGGCGTCTCGCCCGTCGCGATCGCGCCGATCAAGCGCAAACTCGAACGAACCAACACACCGGCCGTCGAAGGACTTGGCATTTAGAGTCCCTTGCCCTTCGCAATCTGCGCAGCCTGACGTTTCTCATCGGCTTCATCGCGTTGCGCTTTGACCTTCGCCGCTTCGGTGGGATTCGGCATCCACTCGCCGCCCAGTGCGCTTTCGGCCTTATCGTCGTCGACGATCGCCGTGCGGCCGTCCGGGTGATGTTTCATCTTCGGGAATTCCTGATACGGAATCGGCCGATTGACCCGCTCTTCAGTTTCTCGATCCATTCAAATCGCTCCTTTAAAAGAAACCGGCGCCGCGGGCACGCCGGGTTGGGTTACCTCAATTGGTGGGGAGTTCTCCGGCGAAGAAGGCAATCGACCAGTCGATCGATACCGCCGCCGTCGCTGCCGCGTTCAAGGTGAACGTGACCGATCCCGCCGCTGGAGTGATGCGCGTGATGTAGAGCGCCGTACCGTCGGCCGCTGCGTTCGACAGATACGCATTGACCTTCGATTCCGTGGTGAGGTTGGGGTTGGTGAGAACCACGCTCGTGCCCGCGGCTGCAATCCCGAGACGACCTGTCGTCAAGTCGGTTGAGACTGCGCCCGGTGTCACGGGGCCTGCGGAAGAGGCCGCCAATCCTTGTGCAATCAGCGCCGCTTCCATGGAGGATTGCAGCTGCACAATGGTGCCTGCCAGATACCCCCGATATGCTCGTCCAAGTAAAATCATGAGAATGTCCTCAGTTGCTTAGGGGGTTAGATCAGGTGGCGTACAAGCACGCGAGTTCCGGATAGGTCGCGGCGAAACCAAAAAGGACATCGAAGCGTAAAATATAATTGTCATTTACGCCGTCATAAAACTCGGTCAGTTTTATGCTCATGCCTTTGTAGCTTTCCTGCGCTACATCGATCACGCCCTTGCCACTCGGCGGCGCATACATCGGCACCATCGCCAACGTGAACGCATCTTTGTGGAAGGCGACATTCGCGCCGAAGCTGCCTGAGGCCGTGCCGAAAATCGTGATCGTTGCCGCGTTGGCCGGAGACACACTCACGTTCTGGAATGCACCGCTGTTGACGATGGCGGGACTGATCGAAATCGTGGTCGCCGCGTTCGCCGCATCCGCGGTGAGCGTGAACTGAGCCAAGGTCCCGGTCGAGGTGCGCGATTGTGGATTGACCGCAAAGACGCTCGCGAAGGTGATTTTGCTGCCCTTCGTGATGGTGCCGTTCAGCGCGTTCACCGTGATGGTCGAGCCCTGCTGGCCCGCACCGTTCACCGTGTTCGTACCGACAACCGCAGTCCCGTTCGTGTGCGTGTCCACGTTCTGATCCATCGCATACGCAAGGCCCAACGAATCGACCATCATTCCCTGCTGGAATTGCTTGGTGAGGGTGGTCTGTCCGTTGAACAGTCCCGCGAATCCCTGAATGGTCGATGCATTCAACGCCGGGTTCATGATGAGCGAGCGCTCACGGTCGCGCGGCGCCCCCATTTCATCCAACCGCTGATTGAGGCCCGTGATCGCCGCAAGCGCGAGTGCCTGCGTGGTCGGGAGCGTACCTGGTGTGCCGATGGTGTTGAACGTCGCCAAGCGCGCCAGGTTCAATCCCTGCCGATCGATTTCGTTCGCGACGGTCGCCATCGCAGCTTTCAGCTTTCCTTCCATTTGCTGCACGGACAACGTGCGCTCGAAGCCGGTGAAGTTGAGATCGCATCCGCCCTGAGACAGGGTGAGCGGAATGGTCGTCTCGACCGTGCCTTGCGGGACCGCGACGCGACCGGAACGGTACTGATACCGCGGCGGCTTTTTGATGTTGATGGTGGCGCCGGGAGAATATCCCCGTGCCTGATTGGACTTGAACTCATCCTGCCAGTCTCGATTGATATTGGTCGAGAAAGTCAGCATGTTTTCAAGGACTGCCAGCGCTTCTTTTGCAAGAATGCTGCAAGTGGCTAATGTATTACTCATGATGCCCTCTGAAATTAAAATGGGTAGGTGGAAAGAAATCTCGTGAGGGCGTGCGTGAGCACGAAATTGAGCCCGATTTTCGGCATCGGTTGCGCCGTAGCCAACTTGCGCCAAAATCCACGAGCGGCTGCGCTCATGGGGCGATGAGAAAAATGAATGAGGCGTTCATGCGGCACAGAGTCCCGCAATGACCTTCGCAATATCGGCATGCCCGGATTGGCCCGGATGCAGCGCAGTCACGCCAGGATCGCCGTAGGGCATCACGGGATTCGTCACCGCGTAGGAGGTCCAGCGCTGCGTGATATCGATGAGCGGGATACCGGCGGCAGAAGCGAGGTTCGCCACCGCCGCTTGATAGGCGGCGGCGACACCCGGATTCGTGGTCCAACTCGCCTTGTTGCCGGGGTTCCCGACCATCAGGGCGCAATCTCCCGATACCAGTGCTTGAGCGATCATGCTCTGCAGCGCCGTTTGATAGGCAACCACCGTGGTCGGCTGTTGGTCGATATCGTTGACGGTGAGGTTAATGACGGTGAGATCCGGCGCCATCGCCGGCAATGCGACGAAGTAGTTATATTGAAAGGTACTGTTGGTCGGCTGCGCATAGGTGGAGACGAGCGCGGCCGACCAGCCGCAGTTATAGACCTCGACCCGCGGAGTCGCGGAGGCGCGCACCGCCATGCCCGCGATAAATACCCCCGTCGCGCTATTGGTCACGATGTTGATGGTGTGAGTGGCAAGTGCCACCCCGGTAATTGTCGCGACAAAGGGGAGATGTGTGCCGCTCGGCGTGATGGTCTGCAGCGTCGCGCCGCCATCCACATTGACGTTGAACGCTCCACCCGTGCCGCCGAGGTAATAGATATCGATGGTGTCGAAGGCGATCGTCGGCGTAAATGCAAGGGTCGCGCCATTCGTGGTCGATGCCATTGCGAAGGCACCAAGGCCCGCTATTGCGCCAGGGGCGAAGCCTGCGACGGGGAAGGTTACGGCCGCGTTGTAAGCGGTATACCCCGCGGCGGTGGCGGGGGCGACGTTGCCGCTGCCAAACCAACTGTCGTTCGTCGCCGGGAGCCCGCGCGCGGTTAAGATCTTGGCGAGCTGCGCGGGATAGCCCAAGGGTTTATTGCCGGCATAGACGACGCCGTTCGCGAAGGCACCGAGAGCGATCGAATCGCCGATGCAGGCGACTTTGCAGATGCCCGTTCCAGCCAGTACTCGCGCAACGGCGGCGCGAACATGCCCAGTGTTCTGCGGCGTTAGATTGCTGATGCCGCTCTGGGCTAAAGCCGCAACGCTTGCGCTGTTGGAGAAGGGACTGTTCGCGGCGAACGGCAGCACGCCGTCCGTATCGGTCGCCTGGAGCGAATACACCAAGGATTGACCGAAAGTGTTGTCGACGGTCTGGATCGACCCTTGAGCCAACAGAATGCCGTAAGAGTTGAAAACGTTCGGCTTGGCTATGGTGACTCGCATGAGGTGTCCTTATCGCCTCGCCCAACTCGCGCCCTGAGCGACCCGCGCTTTCACGTAGTCGTCCATGCTCGCTTTGGAGAGATCGACCGCGGTCGAGCGGCCCTGGCCGATGGGTTTGACGGGGGGTGGGGCTTTGGTGGTCTTCGCTTCGACGACCGGCGCAGGGTCGGGATCTGCGGGCGGATCGGGATCTGCTACCGGCGCCTTCACCATTGTCGCCTCCAGCCGGCCGATCTCGCGCGCCACCTGCTTGTCGGTCATGCCATTGAGCTTTTCAGCGAGCTCCGGGTGCTTGTCCAAGTGATAGGCGATCTGCGGACCAAACTCTGAGTCCAGTAATTCGGCCTGGACGTCCGCCGAGAGCGGCACTTCGGAGGCGGACAGCACGGCGTCCAAGTCGGGAATGCTCTTGGCCGCTTCGGCCTTGCGCGTCTGCCAGGTGCTCTGACGTGTTTCGGTCTGCTGCTTCTCGGCTTGCGCTTTCTCGCGCGTATCGAGCGCCGTCTTGACCTTTTCGTCCGCCTTGAACTCGGTCAGCGCTTCGACATACGCGCCGTAGTCATCGAACTTGTCGGGCGTCGGCTTGACCGCCGGCGGCGCCGGTGGTTTCTCGGCCGCTTCGGCGCGCGCACGCCAGAATGCGGCTTCGCGTTCGTTCTCGCGCACCTTGCGGGTGAGTTCATCGATGCGCGGCTGGACGGGATTGCGAAAGCGTCCTTGCTCATCGCGATCGGTGGTTTTTGGCTGAACTTCAACTATAGGCGCGTCGGCCGGCGCCGGCGGGGTTTCAACGGCGGCGGCCACCGGCTCAACTACGGTTTCTTCAACGCTCATGGAGCGGCTCCTGATGGGTCGGTGGCGCCATTCGCCGAGCCGGACCCAGGCTCGGGGCGATAAGCCAAATCAGCGGCGACGGCGTCGCCCAAGGAGGGCGGCGGGGGAATGCGGGCGATGAGCAGTTGCACCAGGCCGGTGAGCTCGCCTAACTCCAACTTGGCTTGGGCGTTGATTTGAGCCACGTTCTCGCGCGACTCGGCATCGATATTCGCCTTGGTGATGCCGCTCTGCGCTGCTTGCAGCTCTTGGCTGAGCTGCTGGATGTGCTGATCCATCTCCTCCAACATCTGCGCGGCCTGATCGACCGGGATCGGGCCCTTGGGCGTATTGACGACCGGGGCGTTCTTGTCCTCGTCGTCGTCCCCGCGAATCTGCGGCGGGATGGTCTTGGCGATGCGCTCGGCAATCTCGGTCGCACCGGGCCAGTCCATCGCCTTGACGACCTTATCGCCGGCAATGTCCATGAGCTTCGGCCAGGACTTGCCGAACTGAATCATCGAGTCCGCGGCTTCTTGGCGTAAGGTCGAGTAGGACGGACCGGCGGAGACCGTCACGTCGTACTCACCCACGGTCAAGTCATTCAAGATCGTCTTGATCGCGCCCGTCTCGGGATCTTGCTGCTGCTGCTCCGGCGGGATTGGCTGATTCACCTGCGCCGGCTTGATCGAATCATCCTCACCCATGATGCGGACAATTCGCGGCGCGTCGTAGTAACCGGGGAGCATGGAGATGATGCAGCGGCCCACATGCCTGACCGTGCGGTTCAGGTTGTCCGAGAAGTGGAAGTTCGCCATGTCGCCCTGGCGCTGCTGGCTGCGTTCCTGGGTCCCTGAGCGGGCGTTGCCCAATGCACCCAGGCTCGAATCGAATAACCCCGTGGTGGCCTTGATGTTGTCGTTGGCGTGCATCGCCATGGTGAGCACGCCTTGCGGGATGTCGATCATCGGCTGACGTTGCGGCGGGGGCGCCAATTGGCCGTCCAAGGCCGTCATCTTGTACTCAAGATAGGGGATATTGCGGACGTTCGCCGTTTCCCAGTCATCCTCGTACCCTTCGAACTGACCCTCGGCGCCGACGACCGGCGTGCGGGTGCGCATCGCGACTTCCTCAGTCGCCGCGGTCATCCAGTAGTCATACATCAACGACGGGTCTTTGGCGTTCCTCAAGATCCCTGAGCGAATCACCTTGCCGTCCAAGTCGATCTCATCGCCATAGACCGGGAATACCGGAATCCATTGGCACTTGATCTCGGTCGATTCCAAGATATCCAAGGCGGTGATCTTGTAGAGCATCGTCTTCGGGCGAAAGGACTTGCGCTTGGCCTTGATCGTCACCCCGGGCGGCATCTGGACCAACTCGTCTTCCCATCCGGTCTCGCCGTTCGAGAGTTGCACTGCAGTGGCCGCAGTCTGTTCGATGCGGTAGTACTCAGCCACGCGGACAAAGTCCTCGCCCAGCCAATCGGAGTTCGACGCATCGCCCAAGCCCAGCGCAAAGCCTTCGTTCGAGGCTTCGGCGTCCGGATTCTCGCGCTTGAAATCGGTACGCGCCTCTTTGGACGTGATCATGCAGCGCTTCTGATCCGACCCGTCCGGCTCCTCGCTCATCGGGTCCATGTAGACCGTGAACGGATTGCGGATACGCCGGAAGCGAATGTCCTGATCCCAGCTCGTGGGCGTGCAGAAGTCCGTGATCAGCCGGAAATAGCCAAAGCCGATCGCGGCTGCGCTGTTCACCGCCGTGTCATAGGCCACATCGGCGTTACTCGAATACTCGATATGGCGAATCATTCCCTGAATGGTTTCGGCCGTCTCGATGTCCGCATGGCTGTCGACCGGCGAGACCTTGATCGAGGGCACGTTCTGCCGCTGATCGTTCGTCACCTGGTGCAAAAACGTCGGCAGCTTGTTGATGGTGAGGCACGGCCGGCGGCCGATCTGCCGCTGACGCTTGTCCTTGTCGTCCCAATGGTCCCCGGCGAGCTTGCGCAGGTCATCCAGGCCTTGATCGCGATTATCGCCATCGACCTTGGAGACGAGTTCCAAATACGCCTTCGCTTCCTTGATCAGCGCGTCCTTGTCGGTCCCGCTTGCCGGTTTGTCCTTATCCTCCATCAGTGCACCAGGGCCAAGGAGACAGCGCGCTTGACGCGATTGGGAATCTGGACTTGCCTTGCCATCACTGTCCCTGTCGGGCTGTCCTGGAGCGTCTTGAAGCCGAAGAGCGTGTACCAGTCGATCAGTTGATCTTCATCTGGTCCGCCCTCATCGAAGGGCTGGACGATCAGCAGCAGCGTGACCCTATTCGCGTCCGCTTCCTGGCAGATCAGATTTAGGAGCGCAGTCCCCAAATGCTTGCGCCGGTGTTCGGTGGGAACGTGCAGGTGGCTCACTTCGCGTATCGCGCCTTTCATGTGCACCGGCACAGCATCCGAGATGGAAATCTTCACCGAGGCGACGCCTAGCTCACGCCTACCGGGGCGCATGCCGTGCGGAATCTCGCCGTTGAGGTGGACGGCTTTCACGATGCCCAACTCCCGCCAGCGTATGAGCGCTCGCGTTTGGGCTTGACGATCTTCGGCCACGCGAGCCCCATGTCGAAGATGCGGGCGATCACATCCAGGCCGTCGTCATGCACCGGCACCGGCCACGCCATCATCTCTTCCTCGATGAGCGTGTGAATCAGGTCAAGGGTTTTGCCGTCATGCGGCGTATACATCAGCCGATGCGGCATGTAGAACCGATTGGCGGAGAACACCGGCATGAGCCGGTTGATGCGGTCGATCTTCGACAGTGACCCACCCAACTCCATGATGTCGAATCGGTAGTTCTCATCCCCCTGGATGCGTGCGATCGCGGAGATGTCTGAGTCCTTGCCGTATTTCTCGTAACCGGCTTTGGGCTTGTCCCACTTGCGATGCAATTCGATGAACTTCTGCGCGCGCTCCTCAAGATCCAACCGGTCACGGATGTAGTCGAGCAGGTAGTAGTTCTCATCCGGCCCCTGACCGATCACGGCCATGGTCGTGTAGTCGGAGGTTTTCTTCTTCGAATTGGCCGGATCGCAGATCAGCGCTCGATTCATGCCGCGCCAGTTCTTAGCCTCATCGTAGTGGCGCAGCCATTCACGCAAGAACGCCTGCTTACTGTCGACGGTGGGATTTTGGAGCAGCTGGGCACTCGCCACATACGGCCCCATATCGCGAACTTTCTTCTCGAACTGATCCTGAGTCAGATAAACCGCATTTCCGGTCAGCGTGCCGTCGTCGGTTGCCGGCCTGATCCGCTGCTTGACCGCGCCGCGCTCGATCATGGCCCGATAGGTATCGGCATGATGGTAGCGAGTACCAATCACCCGCAGTCGAGTCTCGACCGTGCCGAGATTCAGATGCAGCGCCCAGGCGTCGGTGGTTTTCTGAATCATGTCGGGCGAGCCAATGCTGCCCAAGGTGACGATGTCATCGTCGACCAGGACATCGAAATGCTTGCCCGTGGGCTGGCCGTCGACCACGCCCCAAGCCTCCACCGTGGCTTCCTTGGGGTTGGATTTGCGCCGGACGACGATCCCATCGTCCTGACTCCAAGTCGGCGCCTCGCGCTCGCTGTTCGCCCACAGGATGTCAGGGAACCAACTGCGCAGCTCATCGTTCGATTCGAGTTCGTGCTTGATCTGGCGCAGGAACGCTTTGGCGATCGGGCGTGTGTGGCTGAAAATACCGAAAGTCGGTTCTCGTCCACCCCAAGCCGGGAGCGGATCATCGCCGTGACTCGCGAGAATGTCCTGCAGCGTCTTGCCGAACGTAATGATGGTCGACTTGCGATGGTCGCGACCCCATAGATCGATGAAGCCATCCGGTTCACGCTGCACTTCCCGAATCCGGGCGAGCATCCAGGGATGCTCCATGTCCGTCCGACCCAGCACGTACCTCAGCAGGTAGTACAGATCCGTCCGGATCAACTGCCGCATCCCCTTCTGGCGTTCCGATTGCGGCGCTTCGATCAAGTCGCGCTCTAAGTCGTCGTAGAAGCGCTTCACTTCCGGGAGTTGTGACACTGGATTTGGTCTCGATAGGGCCACCGTTCGGGCCACTCAGTTCGGCGGTGAGCTTGTCGCCGTATTTCTTCGGTTTGAGCTTGGATGCAATCCACTTGCGCGCATCGACGCGAAGGCGAGCGCGGGCAATGTGGTCGTGGTCGACGAATGCCACGCCGTCCGCATCGACCGTGTAATCGCGCTTGCCGTCGTCCGCAATCTCAGCGATTTCATCGGCATAGGCGTCGGCTTGAGCCTCGCGCGCGTGCGCGTATTGGGTCACGAACTCGGGCAGACTCGCCAACCACTTGAGCACAGTACGTTTTTCTGGCATCTGCTCATCGCGGCAGATGGAACGCAAAGACTCGCCGTCAGAGAGTCGATCGCAGATGGTTAGAGCGATCTCTTGACTGAACTCACTCGGTCTACCCACGGCGTTGCACCATGGATCGCTAGACTACACACGAAAAAGACGCGCCAATGTCAATAGTTTAAGGTTCTAACAAGTATTTTTCGTCGATGGGATCGAATTCGCCGTCGAGCGTCGCAGCGATGGCATTGACCTGGCGCAGCTTCGCCTGATAGCGCTGGGCGATCACCTGCGCGGCGAAGGCGCGACGCTGAATGGTCAGGGCGCGCAGGCGATGACGCAACTGCTTGGCTTCGGCGAAGATGCGGCGCCGCTCAAGGAGATCAGCGAGAATGCGGGCACGCTGGCTGATCTCGAAGGTCATCAATGCCACACCAGCCAAACGGCCACCCAAAATACGATCGCCCCGCCCGACAGCGCCACAAATGGCCAGTTCACGCACCGTTCTCCGGGCATCTGGTCCTTGCCCGCCGGGGATAAATGCTCGTTCCTATCCATGATGCTCTCCTAGCAACGCTTTGAGTCCCGCAATCGCCACGCCCTCATGCACTTCGGCCGGCGTGTACCGAAGCACCATCCACCCCGTCATGATCAACAGGTTCGATTTTTCCATATCCCGCAAAATGCCCTTGATCGAGCCGTGGGCTTTTTGGTTGAACACCCCGCCGTTGATCTCAACGCCGATCTTTTGAGGAACGAATGCCATGTCGATCTCGAACCGGCGCTCGGGGTGAAAGCGGTAGTTCTGCACGAACGGCGGCAGTTGGTCGACTCGGCACTGAAAGGCGAGCGTGCGCTCCCATTCGTTGCCGACGGGCTTGGCTTGGGCTCGGAGCCAGTTGCGCACCGTGTGCAGCGACACGCCGAGACGTTCGGCGATCTGAGTCCTCGGGGTCCCGGTCAAGGACAGGGCGATCGCACGGGCGGGGAGGCTCACGTCATGCACGCGGCACCAACGCTTCACCATAAAGGCGCTCAAAACCCTGCGCAAATGTCGTCGTCTTAGAAACCATCGCTTCTTGCATCCCTCGTTTGATAATCATTGCGCGCATTCGAGCCCTCCTGGTCGGCATATCTGAAATTCCATAAAACAGCGTACAAAGTTCAGTTCCGTAGATCCGTTTGGCTAACCACCATTCATTTTTCAAATCCACCTTCATTCATGCGTCTCAGTTCTGTCATGCCTGTTGGTGGGCAGACCTAGCCCATCCCCAGATGAACCGGTCTGCCTTCACATGCCTGCCGGAGCCGCATGACCCGCCAGCCGTTCGATCAAGGGTGCTAGCTTCGCCGCCCTTTCCCCTGTTTCAGATCTGATCCACTTGTAGGGGGTCTTCCTCGGGCGCAAGCGTTAAACAATGTCCATCCGCCCGAGTGCTTGAATATTCACTTCCCGCGCAGCACCCCCACCACGGCATGCAGCCCTTCGGTTCGGTGCAGATCGTTGAAGTCCGTATCCACTTGTGGCGGCATCACCCACGGTAGTCCGGTCTTTCGCGCGATTCGCTCGCCCGTCCCCGATGCATCGTGATCGGCACAAACAAGCGCGCCAGGGAATAAGGGAGCAACGATCTCAATGTTGCCGGCGCTAAAGCACACGATCACGGAAGGTCCGGTGTGCAGTCGGCGAGCCGCCTCGTACAAGCTCATTCCTGTGGCATAGCCCTCACATAAAAAGCTCTTCGGTCCGGAACCCAAGCGATGGATGCCGCCTCGAGCGCGGGCGCCATGTAAGAATCGCTTCTCGCCGTCCGGGCTGATCTGCTGAAGGCTGATCAATTGTTGAGTGCGCGCATCCCTCACCGGAATGAGTAGGTGTTCGCCAAAGACAAGGCCGGTGAGCGCCGAAAATCCTTTCCTCTGCAGATAGGGATGGGTGAGCGGCATGGCCGCCTCCAAGAGCTCGTGCGCGCGCCGTGCGCCCTCTTGCTGGTGCCGGCGCTGGTCGGCGGCGAATTGCCGTTCTCGCGCCCGGGCTTCTTGCAACAATCGCGCGGTCGTCTCATCGTCGCGGTGCGCATCATCACGCCACTGTCCCGTGAGCCCGCTTGACCAATCGCCGTAGATCGCGAGCGTCTCGGTAATCATCCGACACCACCCCGAACGATTGGATTTGGACTTCCCCACTCCCGGGAAGCGCAGCCAGCGCCCGGGTATGATCCGGTTGGGCGGTATCATCCCTTCTGCGGCCAACGTATCGGTGAGGGTCATGCGGCCACCTTGCGGCCCTTGATCCAGGCGATACGAAGCGATTTGATCTTGCGAAGTGTCCCGGGCGTCACCTCTGTGTTCGGCGTGGAATCAAATCGCCACGCTTTCGGGGGCTTCTCCCCGGTGATGTCCTGGTACAGATGCCACGCGCGGCCGGCTTGCTTCTCGGTCTTGCTCGACTCGCGCGCGTAGGCGCAGAGTTGCTGGTAGAGATTGTACTTATCGGTCGCGATGACGGCCTTGCCAATGCGGATCTCACGCATCTCACCTGGCGCCTCGTCCACCATCGATTCGGCCGATGTCTCAAAGCCGCAGGCCATGCAGCGCTTGTAGAAGGGCTTGTAGTGACACTTGGGACACCCGCTCGCCTCTCCGCCTTCATCCGTGCGTGCGGTCGCGTCCAATTTCTCCGACATGTCGAGCGACTGAAAGCCATTGAAGTAAATGTCCGTAAAATCCTTCAAGAATCGTACGATGTTGCCCGAGTGATCGAGGAGCAAGCAGTCCTGTTTGCCGGTGTCAGGCGAGGAGCGAAGCCCCCGGCCCCACATTTGCACGGCGGTGGAGAAGGACTTACGCAAGGGGCGCGCATCGATCACGCAGCCGATGTCCTCCACATCGAATCCTTTGGCCAACGCTTCGACGCTGATCAGGATCCGGATGGCCGAATCGGGCTTGCGAAATTCCGCCAAGAGCACTTCCCGTTCTGCCGGTGGAGTCTCCGAGGTGAAAATATCCGCCACGATCCCTGCGGCGTTGAACCGCCTCGCCAATTCCTCGCAATAGGCAATGCTCGCGCCAAAGGCGATGGTCTTGCGATTCTCCGCGCGCGCGACCCACTCTTGCACCACATCGCCAATGATCTGTGTTTCCCGTTCTGCGGCGGCCCGATCGGTCCATTCTCCCCCGCTCGTTTCCGCCCCTTTCATGTCGGGCGTCGTGCAGGATAGGATCCGCAGCGGTACCAGCACACCAATCTCCGTGAGGTCATGCATGGTCGCCGCATTGACCATATGCGTGAAATGCAATCCTAAGCCCCGCGAACAGGGGGTTGCGGTCAATCCCACCACGGCGGCGGTCGTGGTTTTCAGGTGATCTTTCCACGCAGTGTATTGGGTGTGCGCCTCATCGATCACGATCACATCGGCGTCGGGCCAATACCCCCGCGCCTGAATGGTCTGGATGCTCGCGATCTGCAGCGGCTGATACGGATCGCGGCGCGAATGATTCGCCTGGACGATGCCGTGCGCGGTGAGCCCGTAGGAATCCGCGCGCCCGCTCGTTTGATTGATGAGCGCCGTCCGGTCACACACGAAGAGCGCACGCTTGCCTTTGGCGAGCGCTTCGTGCGCGACCCGCAATCCTAAAAAAGTCTTGCCGGCGCCGGTGGGCGCGACCAAGAGTTGCCGCCGATGTCCCGCACGGATGCCGTTGCGCAGCGCTTCGTGCGCCGTCACCTGGAATGCGCGCGGCGGGGGAAAATCGCGCTTCTCCTGACCGATGAACATATCGCCATTCATGCGGCGCGAATCCCGCGCAATTGCCCGAGTTCCTTTTCGAGCCGCAGGTTTCGGTTCTGTACTCGCTTGAGGAGGCGCACCATTTCGCTGCGCCCGTTCATATACCCGTCGCGCGACATTTTTAGCGCGGCGATCTCGGCGGCTTGACGTTTGATCTCCGCAGCAGCGGCGGCGAGTTTATCGTCGGCGCCTAAGATCTTGTCGAGCGAGGCGGCGTAATTCTTCTCGAACTCTTCGGCCATCGCCTCTTCGTCGGCGTCGGGCTCCCACGTCTCCGGAGGAAACTCCATCTCGGGCTTCTTGGTTGCGGCGGCGAGCTGCTCGGACTTCGGCAGATTCACGACGGTGGAGGCTTTTGAGACTGAGATTTCAGTACTTTCCACGGCTTGCTTAAGCGCCTTACTCCCTGACTCAAGCACTTTATCCGCATGAAATACGCTGCGGCGAGAAACGTTAAATGCTTCTGCGGCGGCTGCCGTCTTATCACCGGAGTGCAAATTTGCACTCGCCATTTCCTTGAACCGGGAGGCTGCCATAGCTCTCTGACTTTCGCTTAAATGTCGACGCTGAATGTTCAGCGATACGACAAACGCAAGCGGATCGTCGCCCGTGTATTTCCGATAGTGCGGATCAATCTTCGCCTTCTGGCATGCAAGGAATCGATTGCGGCCGTCGAGAATTTTTCCTTCGTACAGCCAAATCTTCTCGCGTAGCCCATGGGCTTTGATATCCGCAACCAACTCATCAAGAGCGGTGCCTTCGATCAACGGGAAGATTTCCGAATAGCGGTGAAATTTCATGTGAGCCCTTTGTTGATTTCCATTTCGCGAATTCTTTCCGGACTCCGCCGGCCGACGTAATAGCCCATCCGCGCGAACCAGCGCGACTGCTCGGCTTGCGTCGGGGCCGCCAGCAGGTGCCTATAGCAATGGTCGATCAGGTACTCGGTGAGCTCGTCATCGCTGCTATGGATTTCAGGCGTCATGTCGGCCCCTTCTGACGCGAATTACCGGATTTGTGGGATAGCGCACGGACAACTTGACGCGTAGAGTCAGAATGCGGTTTCGCATATAATGCGTTGTTGCGGCACACAAAAAACAGGGAGGTTGAGCGATGCGATACTTGATCTTGGCGGTGATGCTTCTGACGGGGTGCGTACTGCAAAACATGGACAAGGGGCTGCACGGCCTCATCGGTCACAACATTCGCGACGCCACGAGCTTCCTCGGCTATCCGAGCGGCCAGCGAGTGTCGATGGGCGATACGCTGTACGTCTGGTCGGTGCATGGCAGCGGATTCATGCCGGTGAACACCATGACCACGGCCAACGGGACGGTGGTAGGAACGCCCTACTACGGCACGGCGAACACGACGAACCTGGTGCCGGTGCAGGTCGAGTGCACGATTCAAATCGCGACCGATGATGCGGGCACCATCAAAAGCTATACCTGGTACGGCAGTCCGGTCGGATGCGAGGGATACGCCAAGGCGCTGAACCGGTGATTTAGGCGTCATTGGCCGAACGACGCTTCGTAGGCAGTCATGGCGCGGCCGCGATGGGAGTTATGTAGGCGGCAAACAGGCTCTACCTTGAGCGGTTCGCGCCAATCCCGATGGTCCCATTCGGTTGCTGGAAGATCCCTGCCGCGCTTGGCGCAATCGACGCATTTGACAGCGCCTTGACTCAAATCAGGGTAAGCCCGAGGCCGACCCTTCGAGCGCATCCAAGCCACGCGCCCCTTGGCAATCTCCGCACGCCTAGCCTTTTGGCATTTCCCGCACGTTCCTGTGCGAATATGCGGCCCAGCGCAAATATCGCAGTATCGTAAGGGATGCCCAGTGCTCCACCGCCAGAAGCGGCGGCGGTGGTCATATCGAAAGCGAGGCTTCACCGCGCTCACGCAGCGACTTCGCTAGAAATCAGCTCGCTGCAGGGAATACCCGTGATCTCCGAGAGCTTCACGAGGTTGTCCGCCGTCGGCCGATTTCGCCCCCGAATGTAATGGAAAATGGCCGGCGAACTTACACCCAACTGCTCCGCCAATTCCTCATATGTCACATCGTTCTCTGTGAGCCACTGCTCAAGCCGGGTCATTGGAGTTGCGTTCGCCATGGCGCATAACTTAGCGTTCCTAAGCTATGAATGCAACAGGGCGGCTAAGGATATTTGCGCGCGGCCAGGAAATGGCCGAGGCACCCTTAGTGCTGCTTATGCGAACCGACGATGCCCAGACCCCGGGAGAACTTGTTACCGATTCCGCGGTGCAGGACATAGACGAAACCGACTGGCGCCGGCTGCGCGCGGTGTGGGACGCCGAGAAACTGCGTCTGGGCCGCGGCAGGATCTCGCAGAAGGTGATGGCCCTCGAATGGGGCGTCAACGCCTCGAACATCACGCAGTATCTAAATGGGCATATCAAGCTCAATGTGGGCGCGAAACTGCGCTTTGCCCGCTTCCTGAATAAGCCGGTGCTTGAGATCTGGCCGGACTTTGAATTTGCCTCCCTAGCGCCCGGGGATCTTCCGCCCGAGGCGATCTGTATAGCCACCATGTGGACGCTATTGCCCCCGCCCGCTCAGGTTGCCGTGTCCAACATGATTCGCGCGCTGTCGGGGCTTCCCGTAGCGCCCGACCGGAACTAATTCTCACATTTCTACAAAAACCTTAGTCCCGCTATTGCAATGATAACTTAGCGGCGCTAACCTACGCTCCACAGTCACTTGAGGAGCGAGACCCCGATGCCCACCGAGCTGGATTACGACGCCCTAGAACAGATCGACATCGAGGAGCGCGAGGCCGAAAGACGCGATGACCTCGAAGTCACGATCCCCGCGATTATCGTGCGCACCGACGACGAACGCATCACCGAGTTGAAAGCGCTGTTGGCCGACATCGCCCTGGGC